TGGGTTTAGAGAAAGCTCCCAAAGCAGACTTAAAATATCTATTAGATTTGGTGGCGCTAGATGAGTGAAGATCCCCTACAAAGAGTGCTTGATAGTATGAAACCGAAGGAAAATTATGTCGGTTCTTTTTTCGCTAAAGCACAGAACAGCCGAGGAGAGATTGAATATCTTTCTGCTAGTACAGAAGAAGAGATAGAATTATATTGTGAGGGTGGAGTTTTAGGAAACGAACTCGCAATAGAAGAGTGGTGTCAAAATGTCACCCCTATCATGGTAATAAAACATTTTAAGTGGGTAGGTAATCGTAGGAATCCATTCGTGGTTGCTAGACCTATCTATATCAACGAAGAAGTAACAAATAGCTTAGGGCACACAACGTTCAGGCTGAAAGAAATGAGGGAGTTTAAAGAGAAGTTCTAATGGAAAGAAAGCCAAAGAAAACCCCTTCAGAAGAATTACAAGAAGATCTAGAACCAATAACGATTCATCCAACGGAATATGATGAGTCGGACGATATCGAAGCTCTAAAAAGAACAAAGTAAACCAAAGGTCTGGTAGTGTAATGGTTACCACGCTAGCTTGTCACGCTAGAAATTGGAGTTCAATTCTCCATCAGACCGCCACACTCCTTCACGCCAAACCGTTTATACTCTTTAAACTGAGAGTTTATACTCTTTAAACTAGGAGTAATTTCCTTAAAGTAAAAACATTAAGCATTAACTTATCCCATTATAATGGGTTTTTTTATGTATGTAAGTCTTAAATGTATCGGCGATTGGGTGAAGTTGTGAAAGTTGGATTTGTTTGAAGTAATCGATTAAGACCGAGTGGTCTCTTTAATTGTCGTGATTTAGATTGTCCGTATTGATTGCAACAATAATTTTCAATAACAATCTCTCGACTACTTCCGAGATGTCTCTCCTAAGGGAGAGCCACTCCTCGTGTCTCGAGAGTATTGAGTTGGAAAGAATTCGTTGTTTGCGTTGTCAATCGCTAGGTTTATATATATTTTATCACACTTTTTAACACATGTAAAGTATCTTTTTTGAGTAGGTGGAAAGTATAAGCGACTGTGTACTTCTCTTCTGACATAAATAAAGTGCATTTATGACTAGATTAAACTAATTTTGTGAGGGATTGTTGGGAGTTGTAGACGCGCGTAGGTCTTCTGAATGGTATTAAGTGGAAAGAAAAGAGTAATTTACCAAGTGTGAATTACATTAGCGACAATAAAAACGCATGTAATCAGGTTAATTAGCACAAGAAAAGTGCGAAAAAGAGCTACTGTATCAGCATCTCTTTGTGTACCTACTTTTGCACCTAGGCTTTTAGCCCATAACACCCATAGTCTCATACTAAAAAGCCCAACTAAGTCTTAAACCAATAGAATGATTCTTAGAGACTGTGTCTATGTAGACCATGTTCATGATGGCTAAAGCAACAAATTTAGGTTTATTACTGTTAGCCCATTGCGGTGTGGCGTAGCTCTTATCAAGAAGATAGTATGATCCTCCTATAAGTAGTGCTTTAATTAAAAGTACTTCTGCCTTGCTTGGGTGAGTACCTAATAATTTATTTCCTTCGAGGTAAGGACATTGTTTAGCTAGATTGTCTTGACAGTCAATAAGATCAAATGTTTGAAGAGTATCTACTACATTCAGCACTACGTATGATTTAAATAGTGTTTCATTAATTGGATGCCAATCTTCCAACGCAGCCTGACATAGTCCTGGCATACTTAAGAGTAGGATAGCTAATCCTTTAGTCCAAAGGCTCATATAGGAATACCGAGATCATTGATATTGCATCTTAGATCTGGATTCTTTCGGTCATACTTAGTCGCATCTCGATGTGTTTTGGTCTTACCGTGTTGCGGAGTTTTCTTTCTTATTTTAAATCTCATTTTAGCCATCGTGGTAAAGGCTGTAAGCCTGCTTTTCTTTGCTTTTGTTTACAGCGGATTGTTCCAGCTGCTTTCTTTTTGCGAAGTTTGTCTGACCTCTTAGTAAAATGTTGACGTTCTCGTACCTCTTGGAGCTTTCCAGTATCATCTACTTTTCTTTTCCACTTGCGAAGTGCTTGGTCGAAACGACCTCTGTCAACGGTTACTGATGTCAATTTAGGTGTGCCTCATTATCTTGTTTTGTTATATTTCTCATAAGTCTCCCTAAATCATTGGCTATGCCTAGTTGATTATCGAGTGTGACTTGAATAAACTTGACCACCCACGCTAAATCGAGGATACATTGCGGGTCGTCTGTGTTGATTCCTTTTTTCTGTAATTCTGTTATAAGCAAGACTGAAAGTTCCTCATTTAATTCCTTGCTTCTTTTCATTGTTGTATAATATTCGCCTGTGAATTCCAGTACATTGTCTTTCATTGGTTTCATGGTTATTATCTCCGAGTAGAGTCGAAACTCCACCCCTTTTGGCGTAATCGCCTTACTCTCCCCTTGACCGCATCTTCACTACGATTTAGTAGTGCAGCTATTTCTCGCACTGAGTGCATTCCATAGTCTCTTTTTAGAAGTAAGTCCTCTTTCTCTGTCCAGCGGGGATTTTTTAACTTATTTCTCATCTATTTCTCATTTACCTATATTATAACAGAGAAACACTTTTAATGTCAAGAACTATTTTCTATTAAGTGGAAATTAATTCTTGACATTGGTTGCATTTTTTGCTATAATTACATCTTAGGAGAAAAAATATGGCAAATGAAATCGAATTTTTAATGTATATGATGGTTCTTATGGGCTGTGCGTATACATCATACCAAATAGGCATCTCAACAGGAGTGCATGATACAATAAGCTTTTTTCACGAAGAGGGCATTATAAAATTAGATGATGAGGACTAAAAATTTAGTTCTTGACAGGAGTTAAATTTTTTAGTATAATATAAGAATGAAAAGTTCAGTTTTTAACTGGACTTATTCAAGTACTACTATCAGTAGGGGGCGGGATTGAAAATGTGCTCACTTCTTTGCAATGAAGATGAGAATTAGTCAGCACATGGGAATTTTTAATAACTGAGATGCCGAAAGGGTCTCAAAGCGTCATCCGAAAGGGGGACACAGGAGAATATAATGGTAATACAAGTACCAACAATACACGACCTTCAAAGGTCATGGATTGGAGCAGATCGTTTTTTCGAGAGGTTCGCTTCAATGCCTACATACGAAGATAATTCGTATCCACGTTTTAACGTAACAAAGAGCGGAGAGAACTATCAAATAGAGATAGCTCTTGCGGGTTACAAGAAAGAGAATATAGCGATTGAAAGAATCGAAGGTAGACTCGAAATACGTGGAGAAAAGAATCTAAAAGATGTGGCAGACGAGTCATATCTACACAGGGGGATAACAAGAAAAGCCTTCAAAAGAGCATTCACTATATCAGAAGATGTAGTAGTAGATAAAGCCTCTTTTGTTGACGGAATTTTAACTGTCGACCTTCATGTAGAGATACCAGAAGAAAAAAGACCAAAAAATATAGATATCGATTAACGTAGGCGTATAAACGCCTAGACACACAGGAGAAAATAAGTGTTACATAGAATTACAAGTGGTGATTCTTTGAAAACGTTGAGACTTATTAGACGCAACTTAGGGTTGTCCTTATACTTATTACCAGCAGTAATAGGGCTATACGGATTCCTCTCATTTGTGGCTTATACTAGTTAAGATAACTAGGTCTTTTATAGTTATAAACTTATGATAACAATAACAGAATTAGCAAAGAAAATCATTACAGAAAGGCTAGGGAAGGATTTCCTTCGCCTTTCTCTTTCTGGTGGCGGTTGCAATGGTTATCAATATAACTGGGATATCGCAACAACAACAAATCCAGATGATCACGTATTTGACAATGCTATAGTTATAGATACTAATAGTATGGGTTTTCTTATGGGAACTATAATAGACTGGAAAGAGACATTAGTAGAAACAGGGTTTGAAATACATAACCCAAATGAACAGAGTGCCTGTGGATGCGGCACCTCAGTAGGATTTAACACATGACACCAAGTAAAGATTGTATAGATATGGTAAAACATTTTGAGGGTTTCAAAGCCGTCGCTTATCTATGCCCAGCAAACGTATGGACTATAGGATATGGTCGTACAAAAAATGTAAAAGAAGGGGATATAACTTCTATGCCCCAAGCAACAAGAGATTTAGAAGAAGAATTAATAGAGTTCGGAGAGCAAGTACTAAGTGTAGTTGACGTAGAACTCTCACAAAATGAGTTTGATGCATTGGCATCATGGACTTATAACTTAGGAGTAGGAAACTTACAAAGTAGTACACTTCTGAAAAAATTAAACGCAGGAGATAACGACTCCGTTCCGTCAGAAATGCTCAGATGGAACAAAGCGGCAGGTAGAGTGCTTGCAGGTTTAACAACACGTAGACAAGCAGAGGCAGACCTGTGGGAAAAAGGATAGTAGCTAAACTAAAAGCTTTTTGGCTTTGGTTAGTATCTAAGTTCTTTCCTAGATATACACTAAAGGTTAGTTATAATGACACTTGGGGCGACTCAGATGACCAAGAGTATATAGTAAAGAAGTTTTACAAGAAAACCCCTAAATTTTTAAAGTTTAAAACACATGAGGGAGACCTCGTAGAGATTAGTGGAGCGGAAGGGCTTAACTGGAGAGTAGAAGAATTATGAATCAATTTTTAATAGGAATGCTAGTACTACTAGGCTTAGCCTGTTGGTGGTTATATGGAGAAAATCAAACTCTTACTACTAATAACATGCTCTTAGAAGGTGCCGTAGCAACTCAGAAAGAAGCAATAGAGTCTTTACAACAAGACTTTACTTTGCAAACAGATGCTTTACAAGCTCAAACTGTAGCAAGTCAAGCAGCCCAGAGAGAACTTAATAGGTACTCTAACTTTATAAAGAATTACAAATTAGCAGCAAAGATACTGGAAGACCCAGTAGAAATGCAAAGGAAAATAAATAATGGAACAAAACATATATTCGAGGACATCGAAAAACTTACTGATACTGTTGATAATCTCGATGATGGTCTCCAGTTGCAGTCTGCTGGGCGGTAAAACCAAACAAGTAGAAGTAGTTACTAAAGCACTAGAACGAGTAATCGTTCAACCTGTTATGCCTAGAGAGATAGACTTAACAGACCCAAAGTGGTTCGCAGTAACAGCAGCTAACTTAGACCAGTTTTTAGCAGAAATAACAGAACAAGAAGGCGAAATAATATTTCTAGCCATGTCAGTTCCTGATTACGAAGTAATGGCAGGTAATATGCAAGAACTAAAACGATACATTACTGAGATGAAAGATGTAGTAGTGTATTATCGAAAAGTAACTATGCCACCTAAAAAGGAGAAATCAAATGGCTGATACCCAACAAACATATAAAATAGAAATTACAGTAGAGTGCGATCCTGAAAAGGATGGGCACCCCCGCGATTGGCTTGATAAGGCTCTTAAAAAAGGGAGCTTCAAGCGCAAGACAATAACGATATACGGAACAGATATAACACCTCTGGACAAAGAAGATCCCGCACATAAGTGGATTAAAGACTTTAAATGACCACAGGTAACAAAACATTGGTTAATAACTTAACCAAGGGTGTTGCAATTTTGGAGAAACAACTCAAAGTATGCAACAATATAAGTGAGATAACTAGATTAGAACTAGAGATCGAGGATTTGCAAGAGCAAATCGAAGGAGCAAAAAATGGAACAAGTAAAAGCATGGGTAGCATGGGCTAAGGCAAGAGTTTCAGAACGAACATCATGGGACGGAGCAGTAATTATTATAGGCTCTCTAATGGTAATTTGTTTTGGGGGCTTAGCAAAAATCGCAGCTTTTGTAGGTTTGGCTTATGGAATATGGACCTGCTATAAGGCGGAGACATAGAGCATGGCACAACCTAGCGAACAATTCAGCGGAGACATGAGCCGCAATGAGGTTGAGATAGACCTTAATAAATTCATGGCAATGGTATCTGAGATTGGAGCATTAAAAGCTACAATCATGGAATTGGAGAATGAGAAAGAGCCCGATAATCCTTGGCAAAAAGTCATATGGTTCTCTCAAATGATAGACGCTTGGAGACTATTTCCAAGAGCCTTTTTAAGTATATATATGATATTATTATATAAATGTACTCTTTGGTTCATGGCACTACCTGCACCATCATTTGAACAATCAGGGTTGATTTCGATAGTAGTAGGAGCAGGCGCAGCTTGGTTCGGACTCTACGCTGGAACAGCAAAGGATAAGATTAATAGTAAATAACCCTTCAACTACGCCACCGCGCAGAGTATAAGGAGGTGATCTTATCTTACAGAAAACACTCTGATTTGTTGAAGCATTCAAATTATAGCAGCCCCTACGTTGGGGGCTGTTCCCACCTTTCCCCAAAATACTTCTTGACTTATAAACTTAAATCTAGTATAATACTACTATGAATATATTTATCTTAGATAATAACATAGATAAATGTGCCGAGTACCACGTAGACAAACATGTTGTAAAAATGCCTCTCGAGGCAGCACAGATGTTGTGTACGAACCACTGGATTAACAAGTACTTAGGTCATATACCGAGAAAATTAAAATCACATGAATGGCAAGTTATTAAAGAAGCAAAGACTAACAAGGTTAGGGACTTCCCTTATCTGCCTACTATGTATAATCACCCCTGTACTATATGGGCAAGACAATCACTCGACAACTACGAGTGGTTATATTGCTATGCGCTCGCACTTAATGACGAGTATGGATATAGATATGGAAAATCACATAAATCCGTGCAGGAAGTGGTACTTCGATTACCAGACCCCGTACAACTACCTAGGACTGGACTTACACAGTTTGTTATGGCAATGCCCGATAATCTTAAATCAGAGAATCCCGTACAGTCATATCGCCAGTTCTACCATAAAGACAAAGCAACCTTTGCAAGTTGGAAGGGTAGAAACAAGCCAGACTGGTGGCTAGAAGAGGAAGCTGACTATGAGAACCGTATTACAAGATAAACCTTTAATAACAGTATGTTTTCCTAGTACATTTACTATGGAACAGAGAGACTTATGGGTAGCAAAATATTACAAGAAATCAGGGAGATTACATTGAGCACAGAAAATATAATAGAATTGGACAACTGCTATAAAGGGTTGTTTTGGGACTTAGAAACAAAACAGTTTCTAAGATGGAATGAATTTAACAATAAAGAGGATTAAATTGAGTAAAATAGATGACTACGCAAAGTTCGTAGACACAACAACAAGTAGAGAATCGAAAAGCTTCCTAGCATTTATCGACAGCACTTCTAGATTAGAAGCCTGTAATGATATTAATGTAGCAAGAGCTCTAACTTCAGCTATCGGAATGTTAGCAGAGAGTGGAGAGTACACAGAGATACTAAAGAAGGTCGTATTTCAAGGAAAAGAATTTAATGAGGGCGAACGCTTTCATATGAAAAGAGAACTCGGTGACATATTATGGTACTGGGTACAAGGTTGTTTAGCACTAGGCTATACACCCGACGAAGTGATGGACGAAAACATCAATAAGTTAGAAGCTAGATACCCAAATGGGTTTGAAGTAGCAAGATCAGAGCATAGAGAAGCGGGGGATATATAATGTTACATGACATATTTTTATTACCTATAACTGTAGGGCAGTATCTGCTTAGTGTCATACTATGGTATCTAATATTTAGTTTCATTATTCAATCTGACAGGTACTATGATACTAAAGATTGGTTAGAGGAAAAGTATGCAGACTATAAGGAGAAAAAGAATGCAAAAAGCTAAACCTGAGTACAAGTTTCACGAAGATCACGTACTCAAAGTAGTGAAAGCCTATATAGATGAAACCTATAAAGAACATTATAGTAAAGGAAACATACAGAGTACAGAAGTGATATTTGATGCAGAGCATGGCGAAGGCTTTTGCATAGGAAACATACTTAAATACGCACAGAGATATGGAAAGAAGGACGGCAGAAACGATGCTGACCTTTATAAAATAGTACACTATGCAATAATGCTACTCGGTATGAAAGAAGAAAAGGAGATAAGAGACTTCAGAGACTTTGAGTTACAAATGTCAATGGATATGGATTAATGGCAAAAAGAGGGATTAGAGCAAAAAGTTACGAAGATTTAAGTGCTGTAAATATCAGAAGGGTACTCACAGCACTCGAAGAAGGAGCTACCAAGAAGGTAGCGTGTGAGATGTTGCGTATTAGTTATAATACGACACGATTAAACAACATCATAGAAGAATTCGATGTAGAACAAGCCAGAATAGCCGATAGAAAGGCAAGAAACAAAGGAAAGATGGCACAAAGACACGAAATTCAGAGGGCAATAACTGATTATATAGAAGGAGATAATATAACAGATATTGCAAAGAACCTATATAGGTCATCCTCTTTTGTCAAAGGAATTATTGACAGAGTAGGTGTACCTAGACGCCCCGTAGGAGACGAAAAAGCATCAGAGGTAATGTTACCAGATGCTTGTATTAAAGAGGAATTCCATGAAGGAGAAATCGCATGGAGTTCTAAATATCATATGCCATGTGTTGTAGGTAAAGAGTACACACTCGAATACCAAGAATCCATGCCAGGCTTAGGTAATATAAATTACGAAGCTAAGTATGGTTGTAAGCTATATAGCATATATTGCTATAATTTATACGCATATGATGAATCAATTAAGACTATAGGCTGGTGGAGTGGAAGAAAGAAGCTAGGCTTCTCCTCTCATCAATTAGCCCACAGTCTAGGAAGTCTCGAGCACTTACAACAGTATGGAGTAACGTTCGAGTAATGAGGAGAATAGATGGAACTACTATACATGTATGGCATATTTGCCATATCAGGAGCGTTGACAACTTTAGTTACGGTTTGGTACCCTGCTTATCAAATAGCAAAGTACATGGAGCCAGATAACTTGGTAGTTGTTCACAAAAAGATGTACTATGCATTATGCTTTGCTTTTTCAATAGTATTAGCACCAGCATTAATTATAATAGTACTAAACACAGAGGCATTTACAAAACAGTTTGTAATGTCAATACTAGGAAAAGAAACATGAACCAAGAATTAAGAGATGCCTTGACTCTAAAGTACCAAGGCGATGTAGCTGCCGCAAAAGCAAACATTAAAGTGTACCTCAATCACCCTGTAGGTATCGGAGAACACCCCGATATAGTAGCAGCAATTGATGACCAAATTAGTCTAGCGGCAGCAGCTGATGAGAAGTTAAACTTCTTAACCAATGAGATTGGTTGGTAACCATATACCAACTAAAAAATTATTCTTGACTAATGGTTTAATTTTTAGTATAATATAAATATGGAAAATGATACTGACGATAAACACGGTACCCCTAACACCCCACACGAACGTGAGATACGGGAATTGAATCGTAAAATATATGGACTGTATCAAAAAGTAGAAATTTTAATGAAGGAGAACCATGAACTGTCCAAACTGCAGCAGCATAAACATCAATCAGAGAGCTGATATAATACAATATGATGTTATGGAACTAAGATCCATAGCTGTAATAGTACCTGTAATGACTTGCAAAGACTGTGGAGACAAATGGACAGACGACAGAGCCGAAGATGCAAAATGGAGAGCATCGCACTAATTAGTTCTTGACTTTATTACTTTTATCCTTCATAATAACATTATGGGAGATAGATTTTATCAACAACAACTCGAGGCAACAGGGTCTTACCCAGGCTTTCGAGGTACAAAACGGAGAAGAAAAATGGCTTGGACAGACGAATCAAAAGCACAAGCG